CCATGTTGCAAGAATAGCAGACATGTGGTATTGTCATTGCACACCTGTCGGGAGACAGCAAACGAGCAAGTCCCACCCTAGATGAATAGGATTGGGCAACCAAGGGTTGTGCACCGTTTGCGTGGTGTGGGGCTTATCCACGGGAACGTGGTTCGACCTCCATGCTTGATGTGGGGGAGCAGCGTGAACAACGTCATATGTTTATATTTTGGTGTCGGCTTGAATTCTTGGCTACGGCGACCTGTCCTTTTGTGGGCGAACTGTGGGGGGAGCATTACTGTGTTTTGTCTTTTGTTACTTTTAGTTTTACTAATCTGCCGCGTCGCATACGCGACTTGCCCTCGGGTTGTAGAGGTGTAACCAGTCCGAACATTTGGTCTTCTGCGGAGAAACATAAACGATGCTCTAAAAAGAAGTATGGCAAACCTGAACTGTAAGACAGCCCAACCCCCTACCTCCAAGTGCATGGGTCAAACACAAAACGTATCACGCCAAACACGACAACACGCCACCCGCAAAAAGAGTGAAAACATCTCACACCACTAACCAACCCCCCCACCCCCACCCGTCCTCGGCAGACCCCCAGTCACGCCTATATCTAATTGACCGATTAGTTAGATACCAGCGTCCAAACTACCTGACAGTAACTTACCTGCAAGTAACCTACCTGCCAGTAACAACCTACCCAAAACAAAACAAATTGCATGACCACTGCAAAAAGTTTGTGACGGGCGAGGTCGCCTACTGGGAATGGTTTTCATTTTGCGTCTATCTCTCTTGGTGATGGTTCACCGTGTTGTATCTGTGTTGGTGATGAGGATATTGTTTGGTGATATATCAAAAGAATATTGAGAAATGACTTGACAAGTGTATCACGCTCCGATATAGTTGTATTTGTAAGGGATAACAACAACTACTACAGATAGGGGCAAAGAATGACAAGAAAAGACTATCAACTAATCGCGCAAGTTTTGTCAGTGGGTATCCGCACGGAGACACTAGCCAACAACTTAGGCGGGGGCTATACAACGGGCGTGGCGTATTGTTTGGCGAAGAAACTACAGGAAGATAACCCAAGATTCAACGAAGAAATATTCTTGAAGGCTTGCGGACTCTAGTCCGTACCCCTAGCGTCTTGGGCGTGCCCGTTCAATCGGGACTAGGGACGATAATAAACAAACAACGAAAGGGCAAAAATGACAAAATATCGGACACTTATCGGACACCAAAACGAGGACGGGGAAATAATGGAAGAACTAACTTTAGAAAAGATACATTGCTACATTTTAGTTGGAAGAGCCAACAACAGATTGAACATTGAAGAGACATTGACAGCCGAAGCATTACAAAATCTTTTGACATTGAATTGGGACGCTGTAAATCCAATAAAAGAAACGGGGAAATAATGAGAGTAATACAATTTATCAACGACTATAAAGAGTTTGTAATCTTTATATGCCTTGCAGGTATTTTTATGACAGGGGTATATCTTGGCAAACTCATCACAATAAACAACTATGAAAGGGGCAACAAATGAACATATACGAAGTGACAGCCCGAAAGGGACGCTACCTACGAACACTAAGGTTCGCCGATATAAACGACATTGAAGCGATGTTCTCGGCAATGTTTAGAGTTCTCAACAAAGCGAAAAGGTATCAAGGGACATGGGCTACAGGTCAAATAGTCCTACGCAATGTATCTACAAACACAATCATTGCCCAAATGGGCGAGAAATGGGGCAAGTAATGCAGATAGACGAAATAGAAACTATAAACAAAATAATGGATGCACTCGGCATAGAGTTCGCTTGGATGAAATATCCACAAGGGATTACCTTGCCATTGCAATCTTTAGAAACAATTTTATCCGCAATAAATAACCTACAAAGGGGCAACCAATGAAGGTTTATTATTGCAACAACTGTGGCGACAATAGCGAAATGGCGGAGATTTACCGTTACGAAAACGCACCTTGGACAACAGCAGGTAACGGTCACGACGGGTTCATCTGCCGTGACTGTGTGACTATAAAAGAATTGGAACTTGAGGAAGGCAACTGATGGCTACCGCACAAGAACTAGCACAGAACATTGGCAAAACTGCATTGTTACAGGTGGCAGGGTCGGCGTTATGTTTTGAGGTGGAGATAGTGGACGCTCGCCAGCGTTACGGTAATTTAGATTACAAGGTGAAGCCCGTTATGGGTGAGGGTGAAGCGTGGCATCAGGCGGACGGTATGAAAGTTACCAACGGGTAACAAGTAAGTCGGGTGACTGGCAGACATCGGGGTTCAAGTCCCCGACACCCACGATGAAAAGTAATCCTTGACATCCCATAGTATTCGTACTACGGTTAGACATATCACATCAACGAAGGGAACCAGCAATGGAAGTAGGACAAAAGGTGACAGTCACCAATCAGTTCCACGCATACTGTGGGCAGACTGGGACAATCACCGACACAGCAGTGGACGAATTAGGTACATCGTTTTTCGTCCAACTTGCAAACGGAAAGAGCATCATGTTTGAAACATACGACATCACACCAAACAAGAAAGGGAAACAACAATGATAACGAAGAAAACGCAGTTAGCACTAGACAGAGAAATTGCAAGAATGAGGTTGCGTGAGATATTCGCAGGACAGACAGACCCAAAGGTTTATACAATCTTGCGTCATGTCTCTTCTTCGGGGCTATCTAAAGACATCTCATTGAAGACAGTAGAAGACGGGCAACTCATTGACATCACTTGGACAAGCGCACTTGCATTGGGTGACAAGGTGAATGACCGCAACGGGCAACGAGCAATCAGGGTGAGTGGTGGCGGTATGGACTTGGGCTACCACTTGGTGCACAACTTGTCAATGACATTGTACGGTGTGGAAAATCGTGGGGGTTACACACTCTCACACGACTGGGCGTAACTCATGGCACGAACAAAACAACTCAACATCAACGCACTAATCAAAGCATACGAAGCAGAAGCGAAACGGGCAGACCGCAACGCCAAACTGGTAAAGGGTGACCCATTAGAAAAGTTTTGGCAGGATTACGCCTGTCAGATTAGGCAATACAAACAACAAGCAGAGAGGGTACAAGTATGAAGCAAGACACAGACCCAAGCCAACGCTCCTACAGTTGGGGCGAAATGGCTGACCTAACACACGAAACACAGGTTGCGATATTCAACTGGTGTGGGTGTGAAGACAACGAAGGCAATGAAAACCCATACACAGACTGTCCAACAGGAGATGGGGTAATCGGTATTGCATTAGACGATGGTGGGTTAGTTTGTTTGCAATGCGCTAACGAACCAAGAAACAAAGGAGCATCATCACAGCCATCATACGAAGAGGGATACCCCGATGGCTATACCTGTGCTGAATGTGGTGACGAATGGTATCCCGAAGGCTACATCAAGGGAGAAGAAGAATGAACAAGTACTCGGTGTCAGTTTGGAACTTAGAAAAGATACACGCCAAGTCAGAAGCGGAAGCAGTAGCCCGAATGAAACAAGAGTTCTACGGCGATTGGTACACCGCAAGAGACTTTGAGTTTGATGATGTTGAACTAGTTGAAGAGGAACTACACGAAGACTGTTGGAAAGCGTGGAACCTATACAAAGATGATGCGCTTACAGAGCAGTTTGTCAGGTGCGAAAACACAGAGGAGTTTGATGACGATGATGAGTTCTTGGTCACGGTTATCAGCAGAGTTTGTGTTGAAGCAGAAGACGAAGACGATGCCGAGGATGTAGCAAGAGATGTGTTTGATTACATGAACAAAGATGAGTTTGAGATACACACTTCAATATAAAACAAACAACCAACAACAAAGGAGAACAGCAATGACAACAGAAACTATCAGAACAGAAATCATACGCCAGTTTGAGGACTTACGGTTCTTGCTATCGGAAGGTATCAGGACAGGCGAGTTACAACCTATGCAAACTATCGCGATGCTTGAGCAGTTAAATCAGGCGCAGTGGTTGATTGAGCAGGGTATGAAACAAGCGGTAACACAATGACCACCAAAGAATACTTGGTCAATGTTGTAGAGGAAACTCTTACCACCTACTTCATTGACGCAGAAACGCCCGAAGAAGCAGAAGAAAAGTGGAGAGCAGGAGAGTACGACTTAGCCAAAGAACGAGGTGGCGAGGTTATAGATATTCAGGTAGAAGAGAACACACCGAACGATAGAACAGGAGAAACGAAATGAACTACGCAATAGCAATCATATGGTTCGCAGTCGGATACACCATAGCGACAAGACAGTATCTAAAAAAGATTGAGCGTGAGCAAGCAATCCGTAACCGTTACAAATGGCAACTAGGAAAGGGAATCAAATGAGCGCACAAGAACAAGCAAAAGAGAACGCAAAACTACATCACTTCATCATCACGTTTGACACAGAGTTGGGCGAGTGGTATCACAACACCGAAGAAGAAGAAGAACATTACACACAGGGAACAATCTTCAACTGGCTGTCAGGCGAGTGGTTGAATGGGTACACAGGCGACAGCCACTTCATTGAAGGCGAAGAAGAGAACTGCAAAAAACTTGCTGAAGGTTTAGCACACATGAACAAGGACGCTCATGGAAACTAGCAACGACATCATAGATGACTTCATCAACACATGGATAACGAACGAACCTACAGCACGAGAGGTAGTCGAGGTGCTACGTAAGCGTTGGGGTTGGACTGTCTTAATACATGAACTCAACGAATACGAAAACAGTTGAGAACACCAGCCAGTCGTTACCGCTACTGGAACTGGCAACGACAAGACACCAAAAAACAGCAGGCATTACAACACACCCCCCGATACCTGTATGTAGTAGTCCGACTAGTGGTAGGCAAAGAGTACGGGTGGTGGCGTGGCACAGAACGCAAACACGCTTTCACCCGTGACATCAACAAAGCCTGCAAGTTCCGTACCGCCGAATGCGCCCAAGCAACAGCCGACAACAGCCTGCTTTACAAACTGGCAGATTACAAGGTGAGCAAAATAAACAAAACCATGTTAGACTAAGACCTGAACTGCCCCATTCCGCAAAGGTTTCCCCTTCCCTAGCGTTGAGTGGGGCTTTTCAATTTCCCCAACGAAGTACTGAACGCTCGGCAGGGGTTTTTCCACCCCACACACCATAGCGACGTTGCTCAAACTCTTCTGCTTCCATAGCAAACGCGAGACACTGCTTCTTCACAGAACAACCCTTACACACTGCTTGTGCATCGGTGAAGATACCTTTGGTCGAGATACCTGTGGGTGTGTCAGGGAAAAAGATGTTGCCATCCATGCCTTTGCACACTGCATCATCAAACCATGCTAAATACTTTAATGCTGTCATCGGTTTAGTTCCCTTTTAATAGAAGCCATGTCACCCTTCAACTGGCTTATCAACTCTTGTAACTGCTGTACTTGCTTTCTTAAGTCAGCAATAATTTCTTCAGTCGTCTTCGTCTTCTTCATATTTGCCACACTGTATCTCCCTTGTTATCAGTTCACCAACACACGGACACGGAGAAGGTTTCCCAGTGTCACGCATGGGTTTCCATCACATCATAGTTCGCGTCAGACATTTTTAATAATCGTCCAGTCTTCTCCAACGCAATCCAACTTGGTGCGTCAGGGTCACAGCCACAGCCGACCAGTCTTTGCTTATCAAGTTTCACTGTAAACCCACATTTGTTGCAACGCAACTTAGTTATTTGTTCCACAGTTTTTCTTTCACCATAGCCAAACACCCAACATACCCAGCCACATCAACAACAGTGTCATGTGACCACCTACCTGCTTCCAATGCTGTCCTAAGACGCGACAACTTAACACTCACCATGAATAGTATGGCTTGCTCAACAGTTAAAGACACACCTGTCAGCCCCTCAAAAATGTTGCGGGTCTGCGTATAGTCCTCTAATGGGTGAGCGTACTCGTCATGTCTGGCACCTGTAATCAAATCGTATGCTTCGGTGAGTACCTCTGCACCGTCAGTCGAATTGTCCACGAAACGGATTCCTCATTTCTATCATCAAAAAACTGTTTGCTTCCACTGCTTCTTTCATCTCTTTAGATTCATAGCATCGCATCACATGCAGACAAGGGTCTTGCCCTTCCATAAAATCTGCTTCCTCTGTAATAGACATAGGTACACCGTCATGTGTATGGCATACAGGTGGGGAAACAAACCCTGCTCGCATACCAATCTCCAACCACTGGTCGAAATCAAGCATCATAATGTCCATTAGAATGAATCATTCCCAAGAAACGGCACCGCACCAAACTTTTCTGTAACTATCGCGAGGTTGCGTTCAGTCTTGTCAGCGAACACAGCGTTGAATCGCATCGTCAAACCGATTTCGTCTGCGAGAATTTTGGTTGTCCACACTTTGTTGCCATCCTTTTCATACGATGAGATGTCTAATTTCCCTACCACAATTACACGGGAACCCTTCTCAATAGAAGACGCTGCAGTTTCTGCCATGTCACCAAACACGGTGACGTTATGCCATGTTGTTTGCTTCTTGTCATCTTTGCCTGATGTTGTGGCAACAGTGAAGTTGCCGATTGCTTTACCGTTCGCACCGTATTTCAGTTCGATTGGTTTACCGCAGTTCCCTACGATGGTGATGTTATTCATTTACCTACCTTCTCTTTCATTGGTTGTATTCTGGATGATGTTCTGTTGTCTTCTGCACTAATACACACGTGTGTTGGGGGTTCAGATACACGGACATACGTGTTTAATGTCATGCCACAACGGTCACAAAACCATCGTGTCGCTGTACGTCCCTTCATAATGTCATGCTATCAGGGTGCTGGTATCGCCCAAGGATTCCAACCCCACCCGTATCTGTCCATCCCATACTGATGGATGGCAAGCCCTGCCGTAAGGCAGACTGTTGGGTTGAATAGGTCTGCTGGTCGTTGAAGGATGTCTTGTGCGCGTAGCCACTTCGTCCATGACCCGTTTATCTGAAGGATGCAACGGCTCCCACCCCAAGGGTCTTGTTTGTTCCATGCTGTGTTATCCCCTCTGCTCTCTCTGTTAATAACGAAATCTAATATCGGTAAATCTTTTTCAGCCCAACCAACCTGCCGTGCTAACCCCCACCACTGCCCCTGTAAAGCGGTTGGTGGAACTGGTGGTGTGGCTTCCCTTACATTGCGAATGTTTACTGTCGATGATGGTGTCCCTTCGGCAGATGGTTGTTCGGCTACTGCTACCGTTGCCCCTAAAGCAATCAAACTTATAAAACTTGTGATGATACGTTTCAACAATTTATTCTCCTAATCGTAGGCGGATAGTGACATCAACTCCTTCACTTGCTCTGGGTATATAAGAAAACCTTTCGCTGGGTTGTCGGATGTTTGCGCTGCGATGCGCTCTGGCAGATGTTGAATGTTTGCCTTGATGTAACGGCGTAACCTGCTGGTTTCTATTATAACAAACGCTGATGGCGAAAACAAATACACCCACCACCGTGCCTTTGTCACAGCGATACCTGACGGTTTCCATCCAGTATTGTGCGGGTTCTGTTCAAACTCAACAAAGATACGACCATTGCGATACCTGTCGTACTTCACTTCGAACGAACCGTTACTTAAGTCAGCAAGAAATGTTTTAACAATCTCTTCGCCTTCATGTCCGAACGCTAAATCTTTTGTGAAGTCATGCGGATTGATGTCATGTGACGGTGCATACCCTTCGGTGCGTTCAATCACTCGATGCCATCTACAGTGCGTTCAACTATAGGTTTCTGTGATTCATACCCACGGTTGATGTATGCGTCCATTGCGTCACGTTCACGCGGTGTTGCACCCATCCAATCAACTGGACGTTTCGTACCGTAGATGCGTTCCATTAAACATTCGTATAGTTCACGGGTGATGTCATCCATTGCGTACTGCTTCCTCGTATGCTTCCACCGCACGGTTCATCTGTTGTGCGTCTTGTTCATAGTTGGCTTCAACTAATGCTGTGGCAATTTCTTTCCAGTCAATGTCCATTAGTAGCCTGCTTTCTTTAATAGTTTTAACAACTCATCCAACCTTAAGACCGCATACTGGTCAGCAGGATTACCGTAACTGCGACGCTTCGCAACCACAATCCCAATCTCAGCACCAGCGTTAATGCGTTCAACCTCAGCCTCATGTAACCAGCCTGAGAAGTTCAACGTCTTATGGTTCTTACATTCCCAAACTAAACGTGGGTCGGTACCTGTGATGTCGCCCTTATCTAAAGCACCATTCAACGAACGACGCTCAACATGGGGATAGATTTCTTTCAGATAGTTCACTATGAACGTCTCGAAGTTCGTGCCTTTAGCACGTTCTTTAGACACGGGACATTTCCTCGGCAAGCAACTGTCGAAACAAAAGACTGCGTGACACACCACGCTTCTCACAAAGTTTCACAATGTGTTCCATCTGAATGGTGGTCAACCTAAGAGACACCATCTTCGTCGAACGATAGATACCCGCAGGGTCTACGGTGCGTGTTGCCGCCATTATGCGCCTTCCTTAAATGATTTCAAATCGTTGAACGCTGAACGCAACAACGGAAGATGACTGTTCAATATGATTGCACCTTTGCCCCAGTTCACTTTCGCATTGTCGGCAACCACTTCAGGGGTGAACCCTGCCTTTTCGCAAGCGGCAATGAACTGTTCAATCTGTTCTTGTGATAGCGGTGCGTCACCAACAGGTTCTGCTTTGACCACTTTGGGTGCTGGTGTTGCCACTACTGGTGCATGGTTATCCCATTCTTGTTTCGTCCACAACGACAAGCAGATACCGAAACGCATAGCAGAGTTACGAATAAAATCTGATACCAGTTCTTTGAGTAGGTCAGGTTTGTTGTGTGCTACCGAGCCGATACCGAGACGGCGTACACCTTGCACTGTGAGCCAGCCTGCCATGTGTGCCATGCCGTTCTCTACACGGTACGCAGGTAAACCGTTCACGTCAAATGCTGTTGGTTCCCATGTCCATTCGCTGTCAATTTCGATAAGCATTTTGGTTACATCAGCATGACCTACGAAGTCAAGTTGGATTCCACCTTTAGGTAATTTACCTACAAGTGATTTGTCTGGCACACCGTATGCGCCAAGGATTTCATCTAGTTTCATACTCGTTCCCCTTTCAAGAGAAGCGTTCTATTGGTTACTTGCTTACTATATTTTTCTGCAAGAGCAGGCTCATTCATCTTCAACGATTTAATATCCAACGAAGCCCACGACTTACCCTTCCATGTTGCAATGATTGTTCCATCGACAGTAGCAACTTCGTTCGGTCCAATCAAATCGCACAGTTCTGCTTTCAACCTGTCCTCAATTTCACCGTACGCTTTTAGTTCTGACTTCACATGCTTCAGTTGTGCAACCAACTCCTTAGCCGTAGACGGAAGTTCAATAGACGTAGGTGCAGGCTTCTGGTAACGAGCGGTAATAGTTTCATAAGACCAATGGACTCCTTCAGGGGTCATACCCAAATCAATTGCGGTCAACCATTTGGCAACCTTCTCACAGTGTTCTTTAATCTCACCATCGCTGATGGTTTGCTGATAGATGTACAACACCATTGTTGAGTCGAACACAGCCCACGTAATCTGTCTTACGTCAGAACAGATGGCTTGTTGAATACCTTGAATACGCCAGTAGTCAGGTAGTTCACCTTGCCATTCACGGTTCATCGTTTTAATTTCCAACACCTTACGTTCGGTGTCTGATTCGTAGAAACCGTCCAAAGTGGAAATCATCCGCGCACCATCATCTGTTTCTGCAACAAACATTTCTTCAGGGGTGATGTAATCGATACCTGTTTTATCTCTAGCCCATTCCAATACGAACGGTTCTAAACGGTTACCGCGTTCCATTGCAGGGTTCGGAGGGATAGGTGCAGGGGGTATATCACCTAACAGTTCCGCAGCATATTTGTCTGCTGGCACGAATGGATGTAGCCCGTAGATTGCGGCTACTGCTGACGCTGATACTCGTTTACGTTTCTGCTTATCCCAGAAGCGTATGTCTAACCAGTCTTGTTCGCCGTGGGTTGGTTTGGTAATGCGGTAACGTGTGATTTGCATGTGTTCCCTTTCGTAGTGGTTCCTTCATGTATCACCATACACGGGTGTGATACCCATGTCAAGGACTATCCCAAGATTTTTATTGAACGAACCATTCCAGCAGGAATATGAATAGCGTGAATACCCTCGCCCTTACATAACGTCTGCCATAAATTCACGTGGTCTTTCTTCGAACCTGCATCACCAACAGCAACCAAGAAACCTACGCTCGCAACAATACATTCCCCGTCATCCTCATAATCGTCCATGTCTTGCCAGCCACCGTCTGAGAGATGTGTGTCAGCCCAGTTGACCAACACCATTGGTGGTTCAGTCTTCGTAATTGGGTTCGGTGTCATGTTCCCCTCGTTCTTTACAAATCGCACAGTACTTGCCTTCGGCATACAACCAACTGATATTGCAGTCGGGGCAGGTGAGCCAGTCTTGTTGGGACATGGGTTTAGTCTAGTGAACTTCCAGCCATCTGGAGAGTTTTAGCATCCTCAACTATCAGACGGTCTAACGCTCTGAGTGCGGTAAAGAACTCGTCTTCTTCTGGGCGGGAAACCCTTGCTGTTACAAGGAATTTGCGGATTGTGTATAACGTTTCGCGTGTCATGGGACCAGCAAATATAGCCGACCCTTCAACTGTGTTTCGGTTACTTTTGGTGGTTTTCTAGATGCCCTGAAAGTTTGTCATTCACCTTATCTATCTTGTCTTCGGTACGGTAAATCGTTTTATGCATGCCCCTCAAAATCCCTTGAACTACAGCGTGGTCGTCACGGTTTTCTTTGGCGAACCTAGCAACAAGGACTGTTAGCAGACCGAAAGTACCAGCAACAGCAGCAGCGAGAACAGTAGCCCAACCAGAATCCATGTCATACTACTTTCGCAGCGAGAAATGCCGCAACCGCAGGAGGAACTTGGTTTCCTTGTGTAAATCTTATGTGCCAAGGCTCTGACTGAACCTCATGCGAGAAGCCAAACAGATGTTCATTGGCTAACATCCATGCAAGTCTAGGTCCTGATGCTGAAGCCACATCGACTGCGATACCCATGTTGTGTTGCGATTTTCCTGGTGTTGCAAGGCAGGCTTGACCTTTTTTCAGGTACCAAAGTTTGCCTTCAAAGGTGCGGGTATCAGGGTTACCTGTTGATTCAAGTTGGTACCGCTGAAAGAATGCTTTGGTTTGTGATTCGAGTGTGCGATATGTGTCGCCTGCTGAAGTCGGTGTCAGTTTGATACCAGCCTTATCAGCAGCATCAACCATTGCCTCCCAAGCATCAGCAGCACAATGATGCAACGTACCACCAACAGTTTTGCGTAGTTTGTCTGCGGCTAGTTTGCCTGGAACAGCATTCTTTAGATGGTCACAAAGTTTTACTGGTACAACAGGGTAAGTCACTAGCAATCCCACTTTCGCAACGCCAATGCTTTACGTGTCGGTCTACCTTGAGAATCTTTCATAGGTCCAGGCATACCACCCATTCTTGCACAAAACGATTTTCGACGAGCAGCATCTTTAGGTGACTTCGCTGCCTGCTTTGCTGACACAGGTGGTTTCAGATTCATACCTTGTGCTTTAGCAGACGCACGACCTTTAGCGTTCAAACCGCCAGTAGGATTCTTGCCTTCTTTGCGTTGCCACGCAGCAGTCTTAGCCATTACTTTTTCTTTTTAGCAGCGTTCATGTTGTCAACCAAGTTTGGGTACGGGCGACCAGCCGCTTTAGCCGAAGCCTTCGCAGCAGCCTTCTTCTTTGGGGACAGTTTCTCAGATTTTTTGGCAGGGTTTTTTGTTTCCCAAACAGGCTTACGCATTACTTCTCAGATTTTGCGCCGAACGCGCTGTTGATTTCTTCCATTGTAAGTTTGCCATCAAGCGATGCCTGAGCAAGTTTCTGTACCACTGTTGCACAAGCAGCAAAACCAGCAAGCACAGCCGACTTCCAAATCTCTAGTTCAGGAGCAATCACAGCACTACCACCAACGATAGCCAATGCTGAGGACAGGAACACTGCCACGATACGACCGAGGATGTCTTGTGCTTTTTTCATTCTGATTCCTTTGTGCTGAGAGTTAATGCTGCGTGTAACACTAATGATACACCAACCACCCATATAGCCTGTCTTAAGGTAGGACCTGACAGGGTGATGAGGACTAAGCCTGTGCCTGCGTATGTCCATGCGTTGTCTTTGAGTAAGTCAGTGAGGCGTTTCATTTCCGTTTTATCTTACTACCTGCTGCTGTGAGGGTTGTCCCTGCTGCGATGGCGATAAGGGTTCGTCTTTCCCCTACAGGGATGTTGGAACCTGTTGGCACGTAATCGTCAAATCCGCCGAAAATGTTGATGGTTTTTTCAAAGGCTTTACGGACTTTGGTTGGGGCTGCTTGGACTGCGGCTGTGAGTTCGGCTATCTGTGTCTCATCTAGTTGTGCGACTTCGATGGTGGCAAAGATTTCTTCTGCTTGGTCCGAGGTGATGACAGCCAACACGTCAGGGTTGGTGGCTAGGGCTGTGGCTTGGTCGGCTGTTACTGCGGTGGCAAGGATTTGGGTGATAAGTGCTACTGCTTCTTCGGGGGCAAGGTTTGAGATTGTGTCTACAACGGCGGTGAACTGTTCTTCTGTGAGGGGAACGTCACTGTCGCCAGCGTCTAGGAGGGCTTGTACGACTTCGGGTGGTAATTCTGCGATTATGGCTGGTGGGAGCGTGTCAAGCGTTTCTGGTGCGTCTGAGGGCATGTCTAGTGGCAGAGGCATGGTGTCTGGTGGGTCTTCGACAAACGGTAGCGTATCGCGCGGATAAACAGTAGGGTATGTGTCCACAGGGAATGGCATTGTGTCCACAACGTCAGGTGGGAGTTCTAATGTTTCTGGTAAATTTGTTTCAATCTCTGGTAGTACGAGGGGTGGTATCTCTGGCATGGCTGGTGGCTCTATTTGTGGTAGAGGAACCGTTGCTGGCGGCTCTGGCATTGTTGGCTCTACTGGGATTGTGGCGATTATTTGAAGTGTCGTAGTAGTCAAGTTTGGTGGTACATCCACAGTCGTAGAGGGTGCAATAGTAGAAGTGGTCGTCGTTGTAGTCGTGGAAGAAGTTGTGGTGGTCCATGTTGTTGTTGTCTCCTGAATAGTTGTTACTGGAATATCGGTTGTGGTCGTAACCGATACTTGGCTATCGGTGGTGAACGCTTCATCGGGAACTATCTCAAATCCCTGACCATCAATGTTCCAAGCCAAAAGTATGCACGTTCCCCCGCCGTTTTCGTACATCCACAAGTCTAGTGGCTGGCTGCCTGCACTAATGTCTATCTGTCCTGACTCCATCCAAGTGCAACCCTGGTCCCACCAGTCGCCCCATTCGTTGCCGTCAATGTTGATGATGCCACCGTCATCTGATGCCAACCAAAACTCAATCGTGTCATGTTCAGGTATTTCGATAAAGCCTGTCATGTGAACCATGAACAAGTCGCCTGTGCAATCTAGGTATGGTTCACCGTCGTAGGAGCGGTTGATGTTGTTTTCCACTTCACTACCGCAAACGGTATACATGTGTTCTGACCGTGTTGGTGGTACAGAGTCAATGACGTAGTAGGTGGTTTGTAGTCCTGCTATCGGTTCAGCGTTAGCGGATGGTGCGAACAGTGCGAGTATTGCTACTGGCGCAAATATCAGCCAACGGTTACTTCGACCCACGCCAATGTTTCTTCATCCCACATGTAGTCACCTTCAGGTTTTGGTGTTGGTGCTTGCCAATCATTGTTGGCATCCAACGACCATGATGCAAACGGTTGTGGTGCTACGAACTGGTCTTTGACAGCATCGTATGCGTAGCCAACACCTGCGTACTGTTTGCGAATACGATTTGTGTAACTGGTTTGAACCCATGTGCCACCAAGTAGTTTGTTGCACCACTCTGCGCCGTTGGCTTCGTGTTCGTCTGCTACAACGATTACTCGTAGGACTTTGTTGTTTGAATCTATTTCTGCGAAATGTGCCATGTCTTTTTCCTATCCGATTGGGTATCTAATAATAACAATTCCTGAACCGCCAGCACCAGAAGTAGCACCACTGGAGTTGCCTGAACCACCACCACCACCACCACCAAGATTGGCTGTACCAGCAGTTGCGTTATTAGATGTTCCTCCAGTACCACCACCGCCCGAACCTCCAGCACCAGCAGTGCCAGTACTTTCGTTAAAAGCACTACCACCACCACCACCAGCGTAGGTTACAGATGAACCAGTAATTGATGATGCTGTTCCAGCACCGCCTGCACCACCGTTAGAACCGCTACCAGCAGAACCTCCAGAACTTGCGCCGCCGCCACCGCCACCAGCATTACTTGGGTTTGCACCACCAGAACCTGCGCCGCCAGCGTTGCCTTGACCGCTAGTGCCAGTTCCAGCAGAACCACTGTTATTGTTTCCTGCACCACCACCTCCACCTGAACCGCCGTTGCCAGCAGCACCAGATGAAAAAGATTGTCCTCCGCCTCCACCTCCGCCAGACGAAGTAATAGCACTAAAAACGGAACTAGAACCAGCATTACCACGACCAGCAACAACCCCTGTACCGCCTGCGCCAACAGTAACGGTATATGAAGTGCCTGCTGTTAAAGATTGTGTGCCTGTGAGCATGCCACCAGCACCACCACCACCGCCTCTGTCGGTTCCGCCTGCTGCTCCACCTGCGACAACCAAATACTCTGCGTTCACTAACGAAGGAGCCGCCACCGTAACAGTCACCGTACCAGTAGCCGTAAACGACCAAACCGTGTAATCACCCGAAGTAGACGAACTACCACCTGTAGCCGTAATTGTTAAACCTGTTGCATTTGCTGTAAGATAACGAAAAACAACAATACCTGAACCGCCGCTGCCAGCCACCCAAGGAGCAGAACGCTGACCAATGCCACCGCCACCTGAACCAGTATTTGCTGAACCACTAGTAGGTGTACCTGTTCCTACAGCACCATTACCACCGATGCTTGAACCGCCAGTACCAGCAGTACCGTGCGCTCCCGCACCGCCACCTGCTGCGTATGTTACTGAAGCCCCCGTGATTGAAGATGCTAAACCAGCACCACCGTTGCCACCCAACAAAGCCGCACCGTTGCCGCCAGCCGCACCTGCACCACCACCACCGCCACCTGCGGATTGTGCAGCCGCGGATGGTCCCCAACTAGCACCACCAGCATTACCTTGACCTGCCGTACCTGCTACAGCAGAACCAGCACTATCAAACCCACCACCACCGCCAGATGAACCACCTGTGCGACCAGCGTTGAATGAACCATCACGGTTTCCACCACCACCACCACCAGTGGAAGTGACGGAACCAAAAACAGAATCCGAACCGTTGTTCGCTTGACTTGTGTTGTCTACGGCAGTTCCGCTGCCACCCGCACCAACCGTGACTGTGTAAGAACCAGGTAGAAAAGATTGTGTGCCTGTGCGCATTCCTCCTGCACCACCACCACCACCAGTAGAGTTGCCACCCGCACCACCACCTGCAACAATTAAATAATCTACATCAACAACAGCCTGCGAACCAAACGACAAAGTACCAGTCGCACTAAAAGTGTGAACCTTATAAAACACGCCAGCAACAGAAACATACGACTCGATACCACCATTAAAAGTTTGTTGCAACTTGTAACGAGGATTTGCGTTCACATACTGTGAAACTTTTGTTCTACTACGCATTACGCTACCGTCACAGTCGTGTTACCAGTCGAAGTAAACGAATGAATCGTGTACCCACCCGAAGAAGTAATAGTTCCACCACTCACCGAGATACCTGCTGAGGATGCTTCTGAAGTAAGGTAACGGAAAATCACGATACCTGAACCGCCAGCACCACCAGTACCAGACTGTGAAGCACCGTAGTCATTTCCTGCACCGCCACCGCCACCGCCAGTATTTGCTGTTCCTGCTGTCGGGCTGGCAGTTGTCACTGAGCCTGCACCACCACCGCCTGTACCACCAGCACCAGCAGTATTTCTTGCACCACCACCACCACCGCCTGCACGGGTCACTGAACTGCCTGTGATTGATGATGCCAAACCTGCACCACCTGCGCCACCAACACCACTTACACCCTGATTTGCACCGACTGCGCTAGCACCACCACCACCAGCACCACCATAACCACTACCAGTACCAGTTGTTAGACCACCACCAAAACCTTGACCAGCGGGAGAGGCAGCACCACCAGCAAAAGCGTTGCCACCGCCTGCACCACCACCACCAGAACCACCTGCACCACCAATACCTGCACCTAAATCACCACCGCCGCCACCGCCACCGCCAGTAGACGTGATTGAAACAAACGAGGAGTCGCTACCAACAGTACCCCTGCCAACATTAACTGCACCAGCACCGCCAGCACCAACAACAACCGTGTATGAACCAGCACCAACACTGATAGCAGAACGATTTTCTAAAGTTCCGCCACCACCAGTTGATTCGCCAATAACCGAAGAACGATAACCACCCGCACCACCACCAGCAGCATCATCTGCACCACCACCGCCACCAGCAGCAACAATCAGATACTCAACAGTTACAGATGGATTAATCCAATTCTTTACAGACTGACCAACCCGTGACCGAGTATCGTAACGAAGCACCATGCTTCGACCCTACGAAATCTGGTTAACGTAGCCAGTAAGAAGAATCACATCAGCAGTAGCAGCAAACGCCTTCACAACCTTCGTGTTCTGCAAAATAAGACCAGGAACAACAAGAACCAAACCCGACTCAGCCGCAATCGTCAACTCGATATTCCCATCAGCAGCCGTAGCAGTACCCCACTCCAACGTGAGTTTCACAGCCGAAGAAGAAGTATTGTTTGCATACATCCAAATCTCATCAAACAAACCAGCAGTAGTAACCGTTGTGTAACAAGTGTGAACTGTTACCGTCGCAGCAGTAGACGTACCAGTAACCTTGATACCCATACCATCAGTAGAACCCGATAGTTTCTTTTTCGTAAATGTTGCCATGATGCTCCTTAACTAAAGATTTGAACTGCAATAACGTTTTGGTCTGAATCCGAAGGTGACGCTGCCGTAGCCCATGTTAGTGCATTACCCGCACCAGCAGAAGTCAACACATACCCAGAAGTACCAGCAGCCAACCACGCAACACCATTAGTTGCAGTCGAATCAGCATTAAGAATCGAACCGTTGGTACCAACAGGCAAACGATTCAACGCCGAACCATCAGTAACAAGAACATCGCCCTTGGTTGTGAGAGTAGAAGCAACCTTGTTTGCTTGGTCAGCGTCAGTAGCAGTAAAAACTGGGTAACAAGTAGCACCAGCAGCATGAGAAGCAGCAGTAGTACCATCCTGACCGCGAGTAATACTTGACAACGAAGAACCCGTACGTGCTGCCACCAAAACTTTTTCTTCGGTGCTAAGACCTGGGTCAATAACCATAAAGAACGGACCTGAAGCAGTGGTCGTCCAGTTCGTTACATCGCCAGTGAGCAAAGCAGAAGTGTCACCAGCAGTAATGGAGTTGGTCAGGGTACAAGCAGGTGCCGCACCAGCGTAAGACCTTCTCGTTGCGTATGCCATTTCTGCTCCTAATCTTGTACTGAACGCATTGTAACAGTGCAGGTGCCTTCAAGGTCCCAGTTGGACTGGTATCCGTCAATCACCTGAAATTCTAAATCTTCCATAACTACCGAATATGTTTCAGTATTTTCTTGGTAGTTTATCACACGCGGGTTAGTAACCAAGTCCCTTAATGCTTGAAGTTCTGTTTCGACATCAAAATAGTATTCGGTGTCATGGACACGCAAACGGTGATGCATCAAAATAGGCACCCTGAATACTTGGCTTCGGGCTGGGGTGGCATATGCTCTTGCCATCCATCGGGTTAAGGTTGGTCCGACAAGGGCTGAGTAGCGTGTGAAGTCCAGTTTGAAACGTGCTTCAATGAACTTGGATTGTGGTCCTGTTGCCACTGATTCTGTAGCCAAAGCCAAGTCGTGTGGTGTCATCGACTGGTATGTGCCAGAGTCCAATGAGATTGATGGGGTGATTGTCCCGTAGAGGGGTGTGGAACGAATATCAAATTTGGCTACGAACTTGCGGTCAGGGATACCCCAACGGTAGGTGCCTGTGGTCAGTTCTGCTGTAGTAACAAGGTTCGCTGAGTCCTCAACATAGATGCCGTCACCTGATACAGAGAAGATACGTTTGTTGTTGAAGGTTGCTACAGCCAAAACGTTCGCTGTCGAGGTCAACATCAGGTCTGAAGCATGGGCTGGTGTGTTTGTAGAAATGAAAGTTGAAAGGTCTAAACGTCCTAAACCTGTAGAGGTGCCATCGTATTGTGACCAGTTAAACCACACATATCGTTCGTCGGCTGTGAAAGAAACCACGTTACCAGTGGTGGGGATAAGTGCACCTGCTACAAGGTTCGATGCTGAGTCCGTGGTTGCGTAACGTACACCTTTGTTTGTTCCGATAAGTATTGCGCCAAGGTATCCGTAAACAACCAAAGGTATTTCACCTGATGGTAGTTCCAATGCGACAACAGGTTGGTCGAGGACACCTGCTGAGGTAATAGTGATTTTGTAGATTGCACCACGGGTACCTGCATATCCTGCAGCGTAAATGGCGTTTTGTCCTGCAGCGAAACTTACCCAGTTCCATGTGGCTATCGGATGGGCGTAGTCATCACCTGCGATGTTGCCTGCTGGGTCATAGTACAGGTCTGTAGCGTAACTTGCCGCGCTGTCACCGCTAACAATGAGATGTCCTTTAACGAAGTCAACAAAATAAAGTTGGTGACCGTAAGCAACGTTTGATGCTGTGTGTGCTGCGTTGACTTTCCACAACCCGAAACTGCTAGTTAAACCAGCGTATGTCAAATAGATGTTTGTTCCATCGGTAGCCATGTCACGCGGAGTTAAAGCAGGCAAACCTGTTACAGCAGTCCATGTTGGTGATGTTGCATATGGGTCAGTCGAATACAGAACCGAAGAACCATCAACAATGTAAACCTCTACATCGGTAGCAGCAATCAACAAGTTGGTGTTCGCAGAAGTACGCGACTCCTTAACCGTGTTTAACAAAGTCACCTGACCCTTAGTCCAAGGGTTCACACCTTTAGACGAAAAAAATCTGTAATCCTGTGCTTCAGCAGTATCCGCATACTTTTGACCTGCACCATAATGCCAAGACGTTTCACCTCTACGCCACAACCCTTGAGGGTTAATAGCAGCCTCACCAGGGCTAGTTGACTGGTCAACAGAATCACGGACACGCGGCTCAAAACCTCTAGTGAACTGATTAGATTTCTGGTCGATGAGAAATGGTCTGCCGTTAATAGCAACAGGGAAAATGTCTGGTACTAAAGAAGTGCTAGTTGCCCCACCAAAGAAACGTGGCGGCGGTTTAAAGAACGAATCGGTGAAACGCAAAAGGTTATCTGCCACCGTTTAATCCTTCGATAGAAAAGTTGGGTACGCCCTCGAAAGTCTTGATGCTTCTGCCTGAATACGGTCACGACGCAAACGTTGCAACTGGCTGAAACTGTTTCCTACAGCACCAACAGCAACTTCGTCCGAACGTCGTGTGTCACCTTGTGATTCGGTGAAGTTGCGTTTCACTTCGCGTGGTGACATCAAACGAATCTGTGTACCCAAAGCCAAAATGTCTGTAACAGAATCCTGTACACCACCTGTGCTATTGACATCAACTGATTCTGTGGATGGTTTCACATAGGCTGCTTTATAAACAATACGGAGCCTGCCAGGGAATACTCCTTGGTCGAAACGTAAAGCAAATCCTGAAGCGAAGTCATCTGTTGGCAGGTCGCGGATGAGGCGAACTTTGCGGGCTATTGGGTAATCGGTTGTCATATATCTGACTGACACTGTAAGCAAGTCGATAATGTTTGTAATGCCTGTTAAGTTAATCATCACATCTGAACCGTTGTAATCGATGTCAGCGGTTTTGATTTGGAACAGCCCGTTCATTGGTGCAGACAAATCGGTTACTTCATCAGCAAGTGCTTCTAAACATTGTGCTCTAGGGAACCGTGGGTTGATGGTAACAATTGCGCCAGCAGTGTGGGCTGCAGCAGTGGTCCCGTTATAGCCACGTTCTACAGTTAGTGCTTTGGTTCCGCTATCGGCAGCCCAAATGTAAAACAGTTCTGAATCTATTTCGAATACTTGTCCGACACGCAACCCTTCCAAAGCATATGTGACAGTAACACTTGTGTCACCGCTGGTAATGGTGGAGACAAGTTTGTTACGAGCCTCCACCGTTCCAGACAGTAGTTGCCGCAACGTCCTATCAATGACGGTTGCTGCTGTTGTCATCTATTTCTTTTTCTTAGCCTTCTTCATTGGCTTACCATATTCCATCATCTTATCTTTTTTGCTTTCGCCTTTTTCATGCTTTTTCATAGCACCCTTGGACTTGTACATTTCGCCTTTAGCGGACATAATTACTTGCCTTTCTTTTTG